GTTTCTGAACTCTTTACTCTTGGTGACTATAAGCATTTGTATGCTATTGACCCAAACTTTTTAGATAGTATTTCTGGAGCAGGTTCAACAGTAACATTTTTACAAAACCAAGCGTGTGCAAGATTGCAAACTGGTATTGGGTCTACTGCATTTAGTGTCCATCAAACAAAATTTTATCATCATTATCAACCAGGAAAAGGACAATTAATTTATAGTTCTTTTAACTTTTATGCACCGCAACAGAATGCAACTAAAAGAACTGGATATTTTGATGATAGAGATGGAATTTATTTTGAACAGGTTGGACTTAATACTTCTGATGGAATAAATCCTGGTATTGGGACAAACAATTGGGTAATTAGATCTTTTGTAAGTGGTATTGCAACGGAAACTAGAATCCCACAATCACAATGGAATAAAGATAAATGTGATGGAACAGGCACTTCTGGATTTAATTTAGACATTACAAAAACTCAACTTGCATTTATAGATTTTCAGTGGTTAGGTGTCGGTAGAGTTCGTTGTGGATTTGCTCACGATGGACAACTCATCACTGCACACGAATTCAATCATTCTAACTATCAAAGTACGGTTTATATTGCAAATCCAAACTTGCCAGTTCGTTGCGAACTGAGAAATACTGGTGTCGGTATTGGAGCGTCTTTTGATCAGATTTGTTCCTCTGTAATGTCAGAAGGTGGATATGTGGAAAGTGGTATTGACTTTGCTTACACAATGACTACTACAAGAACCACACCAACACCAGCAGGAACAGAACTTCCTTTGGTCGCCATTCGTCTCAAAAATATTTTCCAGGGATATCCAAATAGAATATCAGTTAAATTAAATAATCTTTCGTTATTCTGCGAAACAAACAGTATTGTTTATAAAGTTATAAAACTTCCAAGTTCTGCTTATTTGGGTAATGCAGGAACTTTAACTTGGACTTCTGCTTCTGCTAATAGTGGTGTTGAAGTTTGTGTGAATGCAACAACTTATGATGATGGTGATGTCTTTGCATCAGGTTATGTTCCTTCTGGATCATCACAAAACTCACTTTCACCAGTTGCTTCTGGATCATTAAGTCAGGCAAAGAAAAATATTATTGTTCAAAATATAAATTCCACAGATTCTGAAATTTATGTACTTGTAGTAAGAACCATTACTACTACAGGTAATGCTGTTGCTTCTGTTGCTGCTGCTCTTCAGTGGAGAGAGATTTATTAATTTAATAAATAACTAAAAGTGTTGTATTTAAAATAATGGCTCATAGACCAGTTGGGGCAGGTTCCTCATTTACATTTACTGCAGGTGCTGCAACAACTTCATCTGCCTTTTCAGTACAATCTAGTGTTTTGAGAGTAGTTGCAGTTGGTGGTGCTGCCCACGTTGCAATTGGCGTTAATCCTACTGCAACCAATACTGATTACTATGTTCCTGCAGGCGATACTGTAACTTTAGGTTTAACTAAAGCATCAAATAGAGTTGTTGGAGTAACAACAGGAACAACAACTATTGTTACTGTTCCAGAAGGAACCCAAGTCCCATTTGGAATTGGTGACTATGTAACTCTAATAGTAACAGGTCAGTCATATTATAATTTTACACATCAGCAAGTTTTATCAATTGATACTTCTGCTGGTGTTGGTGGTTATTACCAGACTAGAATGACCGTAAATTATAATTCAAGTGGAATTGCAACTGCATTCTCTGCAACAGATGCGTCTGTTGTTGTTTCAAATAAGATTTCTGCCTACGGAGTCGGATCAGGAACACTTTATTTCCAACAAGTACAAATCACAGGACAAGCATAATGAAACTTATTACCGAAGAAATCGAATCAGTAGAAGTTCTTACCGAAACGGTCAATGGTAAGAAGACTCTTTATATTCAAGGACCTTTCCTTCAAACAGAGACAACAAACCGCAACAATAGGCGTTATGGTCGTGCTGTAATGGAAAGAGAGGTAAAGCGTTATACTGAACAATATATTTGCAAAGGTCGCGCTCTTGGAGAACTTGGACACCCAGATGGACCAACTGTAAATCTTGACCGTGTTTCTCACAAAATTATTTCACTTGAGCAAAGAGGAAATGATTTTATTGGAAAGGCACAAATTCTTTCCACACCAATGGGAAAAATTGTAGAGTCACTTCTCAAAGATGGAGTTTGTTTGGGAGTTTCTTCTCGTGGTATTGGTTCTGTTAGGCAAAATCCTGCAGGTTATATGGAAGTTGGCGAAGACTTTATGCTTGCAACTGCTGCCGATATTGTTGCCGATCCTTCTGCTCCTGATGCGTTCGTTCAGGGAATTATGGAAGGAAAAGAATGGATATGGGATGGTGGAATGCTTCGCGAAAAAATGGCAGAACAAACTCAAAGGAGAATTAATACTCTCGTAGATGAAAAACTACTCGAAGAGTATAAGTTGAGCTTATTCAATGAATTTTTAAATTCATTGTAATTTATTAAATTATAAATAAATATAGTTTATAACGTAAGGTTAAACGGAGAGTTCAAATGTCTCGTGGAGATTTACAAGAAATGGAAGTAGGCACTAAACCATCCAAAACCGCTGTTAATGCTAATGCTAAAGCAGCGGATGCAATGCCAAGTCTATCTGGCGCAACACCAGGACAGACTGGCGGGTGGGAAGATCTTGGAGGTCCTGATCCTTCTAACTATCGTCCAGACGATGATTCAGCAAAACTGAAAACGCCCGGACAATCACTTAAGCAAGTTAAGGATGTCGTAAATAAAGGTGCTTCTGCAGCAGAAGCAATGAAAGGTGTTAAGGAAGATGAAGAGTTTGAGTATGATGAGGACGAAGAACTTCTAGAAGCTAAGCACGAAGAAGAAGACGACGAAGAAGAAGAGGAAGGCGGTAAGAAAAAGGGTAAAAAAGAAGAAGAAGACGAAGACGAGGACGAAGAAGAAATGAAGGAAGAGTTTAACATCGATGAAGATGTTAATGCTCTTCTAGAAGGTGAAGATCTTTCTGAGGAATTCCAAGAGAAAGCACGCACCATCTTTGAAGCCGCTCTTCGCTCTAAGGTTTCTGAAATTCAAGAATCTCTTGAAGAGCAATATGCAGTTGCTCTTGCAGAAGAAGTTGAAGAAATTAAAACTGAACTTGCAGAGCGCGTAGACGCTTATCTTGAGTATGTTGCCGGCGAGTGGATGGAAGAAAATTCACTTGTCGTAGAGCAAGGTCTTAAAACTGAAATGACTGAATCATTCCTCCAAGGAATGAAGGGTCTTTTTGAAGAACATTATGTATCAATCCCTGAAGATAAATATGATGTGCTTGAGAGCATGGTAGAAAAACTTGATGAAATGGAGACAAAACTCAACGAGCAGATTGAGAAAAACGTTTCACTCAACAAGCGTCTCGCAGAGTCGGTTGCTGATGGAATCTTTGAACAGGTCGCTGATGGTCTTGCAGACACTCAGAAAGACAAGCTCGCTTCACTTGCCGAAAGTGTTGAGTTTGAAAGTGAAGAAGAATATCGTGAAAAACTGGAGACTTTAAAGGAATCATATTTTCCTTCAAGAGTAGTTTCTCCATCTGCAAGAACTGAAACTCTGTCTGAAGGTGTAGACAATTCGATGGAAGCAATTTCCGGACCAATGGCTGCTTATCTGAAGACTCTTTCAGCATTCCGCAAATAATTGAATTTAATATAATTCAAACACAAAAACAAACACTTAGTAAAAGGTAAAAAGCAAATGTTCCAATCCGAGCATCTGCAGGAAAAGTGGGCACCTCTTCTCAACTATGAGGGTCTTGATTCAATCAAAGATTCGCATCGTAAAGCGGTAACCGCAGTCCTGCTCGAAAACCAAGAAAGATTTTTAAGAGAAGAATCAGCATTCAGTACAGGTGGTATTACCAACCTGATGGAAGCACCAACAATGAGCACTGGTTCAGGTGCTAATGCTGGTTTTAGTGGTGGTGCCGCTGCTGGTGGCCCTACCGCAGGTTTCGATCCCGTACTGATCTCACTGATCCGTCGTTCGATGCCTAACCTGATCGCCTATGATATCGCAGGCGTTCAACCAATGAGCGGTCCTACTGGACTCATTTTCGCAATGCGTTCGCGTTATCAGAACCAGAGTGGTGCTGAGACC